GACCAAAGAACCCATCAGGAAACCTAGTAGTGTACACAGAATCAAGGGTATCATCATCGATACAATCCTAGATTCCTCTGGAAAGCTTCTTGTACAGGATCCATCTTGAGGGGTTTTGTATTGGATTCGTTGACCATAGTCGAAATAACATCTGCAACCACATCGGGTTCTATGGTATGATAATCACATAGATAATGCCCAAAAACGTGTGGGATGTCTGCATCTTCCGTAAGTTGCACGACACTCGGTGATGTGAACTCCATGTCATCCGTACTCTTTTCTATGTCGGGATAGACTAATTCAAACCTATCACACAACCTATAGAATTCCTCTATTTTCTGTCTCAATTTACTATCTTTTGCCACCATAATATCTCACTCCATGTCCTTCTACTACTAGTTGATTATTTATACTCGTTTTGAGTTCCTCACGAATTTCTTCACCATCATCTTCACTGAGTTCTACTCTGATATAGAATAGTTCTCCTAGACATCTACCATATTTACCTACCCCATGTGATCGTATAATTATCTCGTAATCATGTTCATCAAGAATTTCAATCAATCTAGCCTTTGCAGCCAAACCTTTTTTCTTTTCTTCAAGATCCCTTGTTCTACTTTCGGGAGTGTTTATCCCGTACAGTCGAACTCTAATCTTCCTATGTACCGAGAATCCCAAGTCTACGAGTGCATCTACCGTATCCCCATCTACGACTTTCAATACCTTTGCATTATATTCAAAACTAACATCATATCCCATCAGTTTTTCTCCATATCCATATTGGTTCACAGAACACCTCATCTAGACGTTCTTGACCATGTTCAGTTCCCGTCTGTATTCCCCTACAGTTTGGACGTTTTGCGAGTTCCATACCTATGCAACCCTTGTACTCACTGTCTGAAAATTTAGATAGGAAATCATTCATCGGATCACATATCCCCAATGGTATATCCTTGCCTGTTGCACGCTGATATATATCGGATATATTGACCAACAAATGTCCATTTGGTTTGAGTGTATTCCACACATTCTCTAATGCAACGTGTAGGAATTTCTCATTCCAATCCTTTAAATTCTTGTGTCTTACCCATGATTGGGTACTTTCTTCACTGTATCTCTCTACATCGAAATACGGTGGACTCGTAAATATAGTATCAAAGTACTTACTATATTGTGTCAAATTGACATCTTCTGCTGCATCGCAGATGAATCGGGACGTTTTCCCGTCCTCGAAAAATCCTGTATTTGTTTCGTAATAATCTTTTTGCAGCTTATAAATTTCATGATTGATTGTCCTGGGATCTATACCCACATACTCACGTCCTGCATGACTTGCATAAAATCCTGCAAGTCTATCACCCCAGCCCATTGAAAAGTCGAGTACATTTTCCGATTTAAAATAATCGTATATACACTTTGCAACATTTGGTTTGAATTGAGAACAGATGTACTTTCGTATACCAATCATAGTACGGAGAATCTTCTCATCCATATGTGTAAACTTCATAGAGTACATTGCACCCATAAGGGTAGTCATGAACTCCTTACTGTTCCAAGTCCTTTCGGGTCCTGGAGATACCGTACCACTGACTGACCATCTGTTCTTCACTTGAAAATAGTTAGAAGATGCATTACCTACGTTGTTCCTACGGAAATAAATCTGTTTATCACCATAGGTTAAATCGTAGGTATATGTATCCATTTTGGTATACCAAGTATCCTCGACCAATAGATCGGGATACTTGATACCCTTTAGTTTCATGTATTCTTTGTATAGTGTATTCTCTGTTATTGTCGGATAGGGTATAGGATATGACATCAATACCTCTGCAAGGGTTTCCTTTACGTCATCCTTATCAAAAGTTTCTAATATATGTGACCACTCATATTCCTCAATACGGAAATATGGTTTCATATCCTTGAATCTATCGAAATAATCTAGGTACAAGCGTCACCATCCCAACAAATACTAACCCAATAATACGTCATATAGAATTCCTCTAGTGTCATGGTAATAACCCCGGAAATGCTTTTTCAACACATGATTTAGTCAAACCATTGTATTCTAACTTACCCTTCACCGATTGTAGAACCAAGTCCGATTCACTTGGATGTAGTGCTTCTAATAAAGTGATGAATAGTTGTTCTATTTGTGGTTTGGTCATTCCTCGACCTTGATCAGTAGTCGTCCATTCACCACCCTTCTTGACTTGTACAAAGCGACCTACTTTTTCCATTTCCTTAACCAACGTTATTCCTGCAAGATCCCAGTCAGGTGCATCATTTGGTTCAAAAGGTGGTGTTGTATTGGGTACTAACCAACGTATCCCATCATCATAGGTTGCACGCAATAGATGTCTAAGTCCAGGTGTGTCATTTTCTTTTAAGATTTCAGCTTTCTTTGCGAAAGACGTTTCTTCGTGTACGTCTGTAAATATTTCATGTAAAGACCGTTCCATTATCTTCTCCTAAAAATCATGTATTCGTTCCATAAGTTCCTTCAGTCGATTCTCTACAAAGTAGTTGAATATCTTAGACCTACCCGTATCACCATTCGACTGATATTCCACCAAGACATTATCCTTGATGTTATCAGGAATATAATCAAAATCCACTAGGGATTGATTTCTCTTGTAATTTCGTAATTGTTCATAATCACAAAATATTTCAGGTTCTAACTCTACCCATGAAGCCATCTTCTTTTTGTTCAAAGGTTTTTGTCTGATACCATCAGTAAATGTGTTATCGGGTGACATGAAATTTGGTATCCCATCACCCCTATCTCCTTTCATTATGTGTTCTCTTTTATACTTCAGTGGGTCATCTACCTCTATAAACTCTTTTCGGATTGGACTATATTGTCTCACTTCCTCATGTTTGTGTAATTGGGAAAAATCCTTATCACCTGATATTATCAACACAGGTACATTATTGAAAGAATAATGTTCAGTTAGTACTGCAATTACATCATCTGCCTCTGCATACTCTACCTTTACCACACTATATGGTAGGTTATCTCGTATCTCATCTCGTATCTTATCCAAGACATAGTAAATGGCATTCCAATCAAGATGTGATTGATCACGGGATTTCCGTCTATTGGCTTTATATTCCTTGAATACATCCCTTCTCCAATTCTTCCGATCATCACAACATATGATAAGTTCATCGAATTTATCGGTAAACTTGACCCTATATGACCTAAGTGTATTCAAGACACTATGACGAATCAATTTTTCCTCAACCGTTCCCGTCACATGAACACCTGGAGACTGCATTATATTTGCAATAAATATTTGGTTGTAATCTACTAAAATTGGCATTTCACTTAATTTCACCTTCTAATGCTTTTTGTAATGGGTGTTCCAATCCATGTTGGCGATATAACATAGCTTTTGCAATTTCCATCAGAGATCCAAAATCCCTTTGGAATTTTTTATCGGTACAATCCCAACCACATTCAGTCAGTTCTCGTATAAATGGAATGAACACTTCTTTCATCACCATCTCAACATACAAAACTGGATCATCTGATGCATTGATTGGAATTCCCTCATAGAATTTTTCTGCACTTGGATGTACTGTTACGTTTTTTCCGTACATTGAATTCCCAATATTATAGTATCGGAATTTAGTCTTTTTGGTGCATTTCTTGATTTAGTAGTCACCGAATCAAAGATATTCTCGATACTCAGTGAAGTTGTAATTGCGGATAATGTTTGTTGTGGATTTCTCAGTTTCTTACTCAGTGAATTGAGTCCATTGTAATTTTTTATGGTTGTACCTTGAATCTGTAACCCACTACCATTTATTCCGTAATATCCAGATAGGTATCTAGTTTTGGTATTGTAAACCCATAACTGTTTGGCACCTATGATGTCCTCAGGAGTTTCACTCTTGAGTGTTAAGTTCTCATTATTATATTCTACACAATACTGAACTTTACTAGTCAGCTGTGCATTAGTCTTAACCTTTTTCCTACGAGGTTTCTTGATTGCATCTATGTACTTCAAACAATCATCCACTATACTCATCAGGAATTTGTGGTATCGTCTACGTTGACTTTTATTTAGGTTCTTGTAGTTCTCCAAAATTTCCTTATCGAGTGGTTCCTCAATAGTCTGCAATATTTCTATTGCACTTGATTGGAAGATCTCAACATAACCCTTCACTTCAACGGATTTGATATTATGACCCATCAACCATTTGAACATAGAGAACCCACTACGACAATCATTGGAGATGAATTTATCTATCTCATGTTCTACGTCACCAACCCTATGATCAATCACTACTCTATCTATTGTAGGAACCTTTTTCGGACGATCTACGGTTGGAGTGATTGGTTTCTCATATACCTTACCTTTCTGTGATAAATCCCTCAGACATTCAACAAAAGATCCCATAGTGTTTTCTGGAATCTTCGATCCATTGGATAAAATTCGTGCAATATATCCCAAACTCGGTTCTATCGATGAGTCTGGAAGTTTCTTAATATTATCATACCACATGACATTCATATTTCCCATCAACCATTCAAGAAGATATGTTTTCACTATCTTAGGTTTACCGTTGTTGACCTCATACCAATTCAACATCGACAACAACTCACCTTGATTAACCTTCTTTTTCTGTATCGGTTCCTTCATTCTCTTGTTCCTTT